CACACTTTTTGGAACTGGACATTGCTGTTGCTTCCTGTTTATTTGAGATGTTTATCTTGAACACACCTAATTCAAGGTAGGCTGACCCCTACCCTACCAGTTTCACTTTTTACAGGGGGGGGGGGGGTACCAGCCAACAAGAATCGCAGATCAGTATAGAATGAACCGTGAAGAGCCTGTCCTAGTTACCGCTAAGGGGAAGCCTCGTTGTATCGGGCGTGTCTGCGACACGAAGGTGAAGTTCACCAATCGCGCCGCCCACTATTTTCCGGGCCAGTGCACTCGCGCCTGTAAAGATCCTGCGAGCAATCTGTGTCAGTATTGCTCAAGGTATGAGGAAACGGATCCGAGCAAGTGGAGCGGTCGGTATGGTCGCAACAATCTGCCGGCAGTGTCACATATCAAGGGCAGCGCATGGAATGCCGAACAGAATGCTAAGGCCTCTGCCAAGGGTGCTGCTGCCGCTGCTAAGTTGGCTGGCGCTGGCACTGAAGCGGAGGAGAAGGCTGGCAAGGAGGCAGCCAAGGCGGCGGCGAAGGCCGCTAAGGATGCTGAGAAGGCGGCCTCTGCTATGGTAGCGGCCGAGAAGAAGGCGGCTACTGCTATTGCTAAGATGGGGCGTGAGGAGACGAAGGCAGCGGAGGCTGCTCGTCGTGAGACTGCTAAGGCTGAGCGTGCGATCAGCAAGGCTGCTAGGAATGCCAAGGAGGCTTCTGAGAAGGCCCGTCGTGCGACTACCAAGGCTGAGCGCGAGAAGACTTCTATTTCAAAGGCGGCCGTCAATATGTTTGATAGGGCTGAGAAGGATGCTGCCAAAGCGATGCGTGAGGTCAGTGCCGCTGCTCGCAAAGCTGCTATTGAGAAGGCTAAGGCGGAACGTGCTGCTACTAGTGCTATGCGCCGCGAGACAGCCAAGGCTAAGAAGGCCACCTCTGCTAAGCGTAAGACTTCCAAGAAGTCTTCCAACTCCAAGAAGAGCGCTTCTTCCAGAAAGTCGTCTAGCAGCCGAAAGTCTTCCAAGCGATCTTCCAGCAGCCGCAAGTCTTCCAAGAGCCGTCGCAGCAGCAACCGTGGCCGCATCTTCCTCCCTGCTAGCGCTGCTGCGCCTGCGGGTGGTGCCGGTCGCGGTGCATCCAGCAACAGCAGCATGGGCTCTAAAAATCGCGGTAATCTGATGGCCGAGCTGGAGAACCTCCTGGGCAACGTCCCCAACGCAGAGTAAAAGGAAAGATCCGAATTCTGACAGAAGATGGGTCGCACTGTTATCATTGTTAACTATGAAAATGACGATGACATTGACACTGATAATAACACAGTTGAAGATCCAACCTATATCAAATGTGTGGATCTCCTACTGAAAACTAACACTGAACTTGCCGCAATCCTAGATGGTGTCAGTACGCTTGTTCTCTCCGGTGGGCCGCAGCATATCCCTGACATCTCAAGCAATGATTTTGAAAGAAGACATCCCGACTTGAAGTGCGAGATCCAGCTCATCTTGCTGGCCGCCCAGCGTGGCATCACCGTCATTGGAATCTGCCTCGGCTTCCAGCTCATCAACTACGCTTTTGGTAACCCGGTAGTCTCGCTATCTGAGCCAATCATTGGCGGTGGGTTCCTGGATGTTAGTTCTGTTCAGACCTACGCAGATCCGATGTTAGAGTGTATTGACTTTCATGCTCTGGCGAGAGGGTTCTCGTTTCACTATGATTGTGTGCCGGTTGCGGTTAGTCCTAATCTCCGTGTGGTGGCCACTGGTCCGAATGGCATTATCTATTTTGTCAAACACGCGCAGTTCCCGATCTATGGGATTCAGAGCCACCCCGAGGCGACTGTTGAAGGAATCCATTCATGTTTGGAACTATATGATGTTCTAGTCCCGGTTGACATGCCGACAGAGGAGGTGTTAAGAGCAGCGATGACAACATTCTTTCATGCGTTCGGCATATCTAATCCCCTGGATTAGATATTTCATAGTTCACTGCTTCGCAGGAAGTTCGGCATATCTAATCCCCTGGATTAGATATTTCGGTTTGACAAGCGGTGCTTTATAAAATCACCGCGTTCAATAGAAATGACGAACGTTGTTGGCTTCCTCCGCAAGACCCTGAAGCGCTCCGCCAATGTTGCCCGCCGTGTCGGCAAGATGACCCGCAAGACTGTGAAGCGTGGCACCAATACGATCGGCCTGACCAAGCGTCGTGCCGGTCGCAAGTCTCGTCGCGCCGGCCGCAAGTCCCGTCGCCAGCATTAAGAATCCCTATCTATCTACCCCCACCCCTAAAAAGTGAATGCCCTAACAGTACCCCCTACTAGGTCAATCACGATGCCCGCAACAAAGTTATTAATCGTAGAGTCTCCAGCCAAGTGTAAGAAGATCCAGGAATTCCTGGGATCCGATTGGCGTGTCCAAGCCACGATGGGACACATCCGCGCACTCAAAGAAGAACTAGAAGCCATCGGCTTTCCCAAAGGTGGTCACGGAGCACCCACATGGGATCCAACATATGAACCAATCGCCACCAAACGTGATGCGATTGCTGCGCTCCGCCGCGCAGCTAGCGGCATGGATGTCTATCTCGGCGCAGACGATGATCGTGAGGGTGAAGCCATCGCCTGGCACACCTGCGCAATCCTTGGCCTGAACCCGGCTACCACACCGCGTGTCACCTTCCACGAGATCACCGCACCGGCTCTCCGTGCTGCGGTAGCCTCCCCCGGTCGCATTGACACCAACAAGTTCAATGCCCAACAGGCGCGCTCTATGTTGGATCTCCTCATTGGATTTACACTAAGCCCATGTCTGTGGAGGGGAGTCGGCTTCAAGGCGGGACTCTCAGCCGGTCGGTGTCAGACACCCGCACTCCGTATCATCTATGATCGCGATCGTGAGATTGAGGGTCACGCAGCTACTAACAGTTGGCGTATCTCCTGTGTGTCCGAAGACGCAATTGAAGGTGGCACTCTGGAGTGGCGAGCTACAGGGCCTGATCTACCCAACCAGACCGCTGCATTTGATCTGATCAAACAACTATCGGCAGCTCCGCACACCCTGACTATCACGGATCGTACTGAGCGGACATCTACCAGCCAGCCTCCGAAGCCGTTCATCACCAGTAGTCTCCAGCAGGAGGCATCTAGCCGTATGAGCATGAATCCGAAAGTCACCATGCGCACAGCACAGACTCTGTATGAAGGCGGTCACATCACCTACATGCGCACAGACAATGCCATTCTGAGTCAGGAGGCGATTGATGCTGCGAGCGCCGTGGTACGTGAACGCTGGGGGGAGGAGTACTTGGGCGGCGCAGCAGCAGTCGCAGATGCGGCAGCAGAAGATGAAACACCCAAGAAAGTCGTCAAGAAGAAGGTAACCAAGAAGGCGGCAGCAGCAGAGAAGCCTGAGGCGCAGGCAGCGCATGAGGGGATTAGACCCACACACATGGAAGTGGCGGCATTGGACGGTGTGTCAGCCCAAGAAGCCCGCCTCTATGAGCTCATCTGGAAGCGTACCATCCAGAGTGTCATGGCACCCGAGACACGCGACATGGTGAAACTGACAGCGGTCTCCACTGTAGCTCCCAAAGCACTAACACTCCAGACCGATTGGTCTCAGACCAAGTTCGCGGGTTGGCGGATGCTTGACGCAGAGCGCAAGGCAGAAGAGGAGGCTACCGCGGCCGAGGTGTTTGAAGCCCGTGCGGATCTGACAGCCGATACCGTTCTGGATTGGCAGAAATTCGTGGCATCCGAAGTGCGCTCATCGCCACTTCCGCGCTATACCGAGGCCGCGCTTATTCGCGAGCTGGAGAGCCGCAGTATCGGTCGTCCCAGCACCTACGCCACGCTGGTGGAGACAGTGTTGGATCGTGGCTATGTGGAGAAGGCCACTATTGCCGCCACACCGGTGACGCTGGGTCTTGTCACACTGGAGGCTGGCAAGAAGGCTCCCAAGCTTAGCACGCGCACGGAAAAGGCGGGAGGGGAGAAGGACAAGCTGCGGGCCACGGCACTCGGACGCACCGTGATTGAGTGGCTCCTGACTCAGTTCGGTGACATGTTGGATTATAGCTTTACAGCAGAGATGGAGGCGCAGCTGGACGAGATTGCCAAGGGCACGCGTGTCTGGAACTCTGTGTTGGGCGACACGTGGGATCGCTACCGTGATCGGTATCTGTCTGTGATGGATGGACCGAAGGCTTCAGCAGCAGCAGGAGCAGGAGCAGCTGCGCCACCGACTCCTTTGACTTCGTCGTCCAAGCGTGCCGAATACGGAGACGGCTACAAGATGGTAATCAGCAAGAAGGGGCCACTGTTTGTTCTGGAGCGTGAAGGTGAGAAAACACGATTCGCCTCAGTGCCGAATAATCTGTCTATTACAACTGCCACTCGTGCGGATGCGGAGACGGCATTTACTTCCGCAGGACCAGGAGCAACGGCAGGATCAGGACCAGGACCAGGAGGCGACGATCTCGGCAGCTTAGATGACAAGCCAGTCCAACGTCGCAAGGGGCCCTATGGACATTACGTCCAGTGGGGCACTGTTCGTCTCACATGCCGCGCCGATGAAACTCTGGAGGAACTGACACCCAGACTTCAGGCCAAGGTGTCAGGTGATGCGGTAGATCACCAGGTGGGAGAATACAAAATCAAGCGGGGACCCTACGGCCTCTATATGTTCAAACTGGCTGGTGCTAGCACTGCGTCAGCAACAAGGAAGCCAGTGTTCGTTAGTATTCCTGACACCACGGAATGGGCCACTCTGACACCTGAGGGCGCTGCGGAACTCTACAAGCATAGTGCGGCCGCAAAGAAGGAGGCGATGGCTTCCAAAGGAGACAAGGGAGCCAGTTTCAAGAAGGAACCGAAGGCCGCAGCTACTGGAGGAGCAGGAGCAGAGACGCCAGCTAAGAAGCCTAGGGCACCCCGTAAAAAGAAGACTGACAGCTAAGGTCCACGAATCACCATCGTAGAATATGGCGACATCTTTTTGTAACCGCTGACCAGTTCATAGCCGGCCGCCTCTGCTTCAGACAGCCACTCCATAAGACGGTGCCATGTCACGTAGTCACCATCAGCTGTCTTGAGGAGAAGAGGTGATCCGCAACCACGGGCACGGAGCGGATCATCAGCATCAGTATCTCGTGGGCCGCAGGCGGTAGGCAGAGCAGCAGGACGTCTGTCAATCCCCCAGACTTCTTCAGTTTCTTGACATCCAGGACGATAGATCACATGGCGGCGCAAACGGTAGACAGGCATTGCTCTCCTTTGAGATGGATGGGCAAAATCTAATCCAGCAGTGCCCGCTTCCGCCGCATACGACGGTGGATAATATTGTATGTCGGATCGGCCACAGCATTATAACAGATCTCCTCCTCTGTGCCGGCCTTCTCGCAGCGTTTAACAAAGTTCCGCACTGTTTTGTTGCGGTAACCTCCATGCTGCTTCTTACAACTGACACGCCGATGTTTACTTCTGTAAGTACGACGATGGACTAACATTTCTTGCTATGGGCAGAGATTCTCAGCGGAGCTGTGGCTCATAGACACACCGCGCTTTCGGAAAGCCATTAAACTCCGACGCAGTCACCGTCGTGTAGGCACCCATATTGCGAATCCGCAGCATGTCTCCTACGCGCAGATCTGTTGGCAACATAATGTCTGTACCAATACAGTCTCCGCTATCGCATGTGCGGCCGAACACTACAGTGGGCCTCGTCTCTCCACTGCCACCAGATCGTCGCACTGGCTCCAACGGTTCCAACACCGGTCGCTGTCCATCAAACGGAATGTTGCTGAACGCACCATAGACTGACTCGTCCACTGTTAGTCTCCAGGCGGGCTGTCCCGCATGTTTAGGTGCCGGCCACACCGGCTTCTTGCCAATGATGGTAGTATAGAGTGTATGTGTTGGTGCGGCCAGAAATCGTCCTGGCTCGGCAATCCACTGGACTACCGGATCCCGTAGTAGCGACGATGCCGCCTTCCTACCCGCTGTCACATTCGCGCCCACTGCCGCAAACGACTTCTCATTGGGCACAAATCCACCACCGATATCTACACACGTGGTGCCGAATCCGTAGCGCCGTGCTACACCCGCACCCACGTCACACGCCGCAATCGCGGCCGCATATTGTGACGGTGCTCCACATTCACTGCCAACATGGAAACTGAATCCAGTCATGTTCATGCGATTGGCCCGTGCGGCATCATAGATGGCCGGCAACCATTCCAACGGTGCGCCGAACTTGCGACTAAACGGCTGTTTGGATCCCGCATCATCCACTAACAGCCGGACCAAAACACTGCCCTCCCATCGCGCAGCGGCGAGCTTCTCCACTTCTTCCACAGAATCAACCACTGTTTGAGACACACCGCGGTCTTGAGCGGTGCGAATGTCTTCCGATTTTTTACACGGTTGCGCGTATATAATCGGACGACCATGACCAATAACATCGGTGATCTCGCGCTCGGATGCGCAGTCAAAACCGAGTTTGGGGTGTAACTCACACATCCAGCGCATCAGGATCGGGTCATTGTTACACTTCACCGCATAGTGCGGTGTCACATCTGGGAGATACTTGGACCAGAGACCGATCTGGGTCTCAAGGGCGGAGCGCGCAATCCGGAAGAATGATAGGGCTGACAGTGTTAGTATTCTAGATGGACAAAAAGTTTAGGCCCGGACGTTTTGGTTCTGTTCTGGGTCTGGGTATGGGTCTGGGATTGGTCTGGGTCTGGTCTGGTCTGGGTCTGGGTCTGGGTCTGGCTTCGCTTAGTCGTCGGTGTTGACCGTTTCTGTCTGGCTTCGCTTAGTCGTTGGTGTTGACCGTTTCTGTCTGGCTTCGCTTAGTCGTTCGGCTTGACCGTTCCAGTCGCATAGCTGCGCTATGCTCCTTACACGTGGTCACACCTCCTTGTCGTCAACGTTGACCGTTCCGCTCACTACGTTCTCTTCACGTGGTCACGTTTCCTTGTCGTCGTCATTGACTGCTCCTGTCACTCCGCTACGCTTCATTCCATGCGCATGTCATGCCTCACTTAGTCGTCGGTGTTGACCGTTTCTGTCACTCTGCTGCGCGTCGTTCCATACACGTAGTCACACCTCCTTGTCCAAAAGTAGACTCCGACGTATACACAACCCTCAAAAATCCATCCAGTGACTTATAATGCGAATACAGCTCCGACATGAGTGTTCCCGTTAATGGCAGACAGTCCCCCACAAAGATAAACAGTGCCTTCTCCGACGCCATCTTCATCTGATTCCGCACCACATAGATGAACTGACCAAGCGACAGATCCCTCGGCACCAGGAACTTGGATTTTGTCAAACGCGGCACATCCGGCGCGGCCCCACGATGACGTAGCACCAGTACCGGAATACGCCCCGGAAACTTGGCATATAGACGCGCTGCCTCCCCTGGCGACATTACCATGTCACCCTCCATTTTCCTCTATCTAGGCAAGGCAGATGCGTATCATACTTCCGACCGCTCCTACCTCCGCCGTCACAGCAGGAGTGATAGCCGCCTCCATCACATTCACCACCATGTCCTATGCCAGCAGCGCCACCATCAGCGCCACCAGCATGGCCACTCGCACAGCAGGATTTCTCGCCGGGCGCGGAGTCAATCTGGTGTTCGGCCCCGTCAGCGGATTCATCGCCGAACAGGCCACCCGTGAACTCGGCGATCAGCTGCTAACACCCGTAGTCCGCACTGGCTCCCGCCAGGTCGCCTATCTGACATCTGCCGCCGTCGGGACTGCCGTCATTGTCGTGAGCACAGTCTTGATTCGTGCCAGCTCCTGGATATACGGGAAAGGGCACGCTGCGGTGTTTCAGTATCTCAAGCAGACACCCGTTGAAGTCGTTTCTAACCTCTTGGAGATTGGGAACGATACCATGTTATTAACTGTAGACGGTGTTGTGACCCGTGATGACCCTCTTCCTGTTTAGCTACGCTCACGCAAAATACGGCAGACCAGCGGGACCACCAGCAGGACCCCGTGGCTCCCCTGTGCCGGTGCCCGGTGGACTGAACGGCTTATCAAATCGCATCGTATCCTGTCGTGTCGGATTATGAAAACGGCGCCCCGACATGGAAGTTGCCACGGCATCCGCCGCTACACGACAGTCCTCGCGGTCACCGCGCACCATGATGGCGGCAATCGGATTCGCCGCATTCTGAACCGCAGGGGGCACATTCGTCGGCCGAGGGGGCGCCACCGTATTCCGGAACAGTGGGGCATCCGGTGGCAGCACGCCCTGACAATTGGTCAGTGGCTGATCCAGCCGACGGAGCTGGCTCTCCACATCAATCTGGTAGGGAGTACCGGGCCCGCCAGGACTGAAAGCGAACTGGGGATGATTGCGCTCGGTGTCCACCATGTCGGCAGCATCCACATCGCCCTGTGGCCAGGCGGTCCGGTAGCTCAGGCAGATCTTGGCAGGTGCGGCGGGATCATGCGGCACTCCATCAGGAATCATCGCATCGGGGAAGCTGTGGAAGCGCGCGATCAGCGTGGGATCCGACTTCAGACAGCCATACTGTGTCTTATACCACCCACTCGTGTTGGGCGCGGAAACCAGTGACTCCATACCGGCACCAGAATACGACTGACCACTGGGTGGCAGCACCAGATTATCACCACTGTAAGATCCAAAGCCGCTCATTGTGTCTCTCTACCCTGTATGGCGGCAAAATATGGCAGCCCTTTTATTTCCGCGCCTTGAAAACCGTATCACCGCTCCCATAAGTCTTCCAGCTCACTCCGCTACCGAAGCCGGTTACGTGTGTAGCTGACACGTAGATCGTGCTGGTTAGCGTAGAGTAATCCTCGCAGTTCACACATGGAGAGAATAGAACGCCATCAACACATCCCTTGCCCCTCTGCTTTTCTATCTGGCGGATGATCATTTCCCTACACGCTTTTGCGTTGAAGGAAAGGTCAGTCTTACTCATCCTGTATTGGTCGTTGTCTTTGTGGGTGGTGTTGGTGTTGGTCTTGACACTGCCTTGCTACCTGGCTACCTGGCCCTGCCCGTTCAATTTTTCGCCCCCCCCATCACCAAAGCCAGTTGCTGTTGCGCGACCAGTTGAGTCCATTGTAGACAATTGTGAGGATTCCGCCCACGAGCAACGCTAACGCGGATCCCGTAGGGAGCTCCTCGTTACCAGCTGTCGCCAGCGCATACCAGATCATGAACGGGCCAAGGATAAACACATCCAGGAGACGCACCCACTGTGATTTATCCACACCCATCTCTCTGATCAGACACCTAGATTAGTAAGGCCCAATGACATGGGCGAGTGTTGATCCGCCGTCCAGATCCAGCTACGTCCTGTGTCAGTTCCACGAATAGAGACACCCCAATGTGCCGGCAGCCCCACGCACCAGCCGGGACGCACAATCATCTCAATGTACTGAACACGTCCAATCCAGGGCGCATCCGCTACCGTGAGCGCCCACGGATCATCCGCCACGGACGGCATGAATTTGCGATAGCGAGAGTGGACCAACCAGAGTGTTAGTGGCTCACCGTCCGAACAGCCGATCCAGTGACGTTCTGCGCCGATCCAGTGAAGACCGAGTTTCTCACCGGGTTCCAAGATGTCAACCGACAAGTTACGAAATCCCGGCATCCACCACCATCGGCGGCTCTCTTCAATCTCACTTAGACCCGTGGAGAGTTCCATTGTTTCTGCGAGGGCCGTGCCGTTCTCAATGGGCTGACGGACACCCTCCTGTTTGAGCCACTCTGATATCGGCATCTCCACACCGTGGCCGACTGACACGGGCCATGCTGCGTCATTCGCCACGGAGCTGCGCCACGGAAGTACTCCAATCTCGGCCACGATGGGTGTCTTCTCGCTAATCAGATCACGTATCTCGGCCGATGTCTTGGGCTGGGCGAATGTGTATTCCTGGATGGACCGATTGTATTCAAACCAATGGACAGCGGCAACTACACCGAGTAATAATAAGAGTGCCCAGATCATTCCTTCCTGGGGGCTCCGATTGTAAGTCCCATTTTCTTTCGCGCGCCACAGGTAGGTAAAAGCATGTCGGCGGCAAGTGATCGGACAGCATATCTACGCTACTGTGTAACAGCAGGAACAAACACAACGTGTGTGTGTTGTCCCAAAACGGTGGGGATTGATCCTAGCATGAATGTGGTGTGTCTTGGTGAAGACTGTAATACTATCAAGATAGATCCATCATATAATAAAGTTGTATGCGATATTTCGGGCGTCACTATTGATTTATCCGGTATTACGATTATTACAGATATTTCTGGCCAGACTGTAATTGTAGACATCTCAGGCCAGACTGTTGATATTTCTGGCCAGACTGTTATTGTAGACATCTCGGGCCAAACTGTGATTGCTGACATCTCGGGCCAACTGGTCGGCATTGATCCAAGTAATAACACTGTAGCACTGGATCTAACAACCGGACTCGGCGACGCGTTCAGTCGTCTTCGTGTCAGTAATCCGTATACGCTGATGGAGTTCAATAGTATTTTGGATCCAAATCCACTCTATATTAATACTGTGATAGATATCAGCGGGTCTGTCTCCCATAGCTCAGATTCATATGTAAGAATGATTGTTCCTGCTGTTGTCGGCGCAAGAGTAGTTCGCCAGACACACGAGTATGTTCTCTATCAGCCTGGAAAGTCCAAACTTGTAATGATGACAGGTGTGTTATATGTAGATCCTTCCGCAACCGCTATAACCGCACGCATTGGTTCATTTGACGAAGAGATGGGTGTGTTTATTCAGAAAGACGCAAGCGGGATGAGTGTTATCCTGCGCAAAGGCAGTTCAGATGTAAATAAGGTGCTTCAATCTGCGTGGAATGTGAATACACTGCCTGGGGTGAATTTCTCCAACGCCCAGATCTTCCTATTTGATTTTGAGTGGCTCGGTGTTGGTGTTGTACGCTGCGGTCTTGTGATTAATGGCGAAATAGTCTACTATCATGTGTTTAATCGTGATAATACCCTTCAGGAGCCGTATATCCCAATGGCGAAGTTGCCGATGCGCTATGAGATTACAAGTAATGGTGGTGCGAATGAGATGCGTATGATGTGTGGGACGGTGATTTCTGAGGGTGGTGTTACACTGCTCGGTAAAGAATTTACACGAGGTCTTTTCAAATTTAGTGATCGTATTACTATTTCGTCTGAGTCAGCTTCCACCAATCCATATGTTCCGATAATGGCACTTCGGCTGCGTAGCACATCTCGTTATAATCGGGCTACAATTAAAATAAAAGCGGTAGATTTATTCTCAATTGATGCCAACAAATTTGGATCTTGGCAGCTGCTGTTAAATCCAACCAACATAGTTGGATCTTGGGTAGATGTTGATGTATCAAATGGATCTGTAGCACAAGTTGCATTTAATAATACAACGAGAACTGCTCTAACAATAACTTCTAATACTGGATTTCCACTATATACAGATTATTACACAACACGCGTAAACTCTAGAATAGAGATAACTCAAGATGCAGTTGTAGCCGCATATCCAATAACTACTAATATATCAGGTACAACAGATACAGTGGTATTGGTTGCTAATCATATTTCAACGGGTGCTGATAATGTAGCTGTATTAGCTTTTTTGCGATGGGTTGAACTTATCTAAGGAACCCTATAAAGGTGGTTCATCTCAGGAACCCCACCTTTCTTCTAAGAAAGGTGAGCTAACTCCATGCTCCTCTAAAGAGGAGCACGGAGGAACACATGAACATGCCAGATACCTGGCACCGTCTTGGCGGCAGGTGGATTCTCAAACCAAAACGCTTCGGCTGCCCAAGCTGGTCGCTGCTCCGTAATGGCTGCGCGCACAGCGGCTGCACTGAGTGGACCCACTGAAGGCGGAGACCACAGCACCCAGTGTTCTATTCCTGGTGCGACCCAATACGGAAACTGGTTGGGGACTAACACTGGACTGTTCCTGCATCTTCCTTTGAACACGGTGGCTCGCACGTGATCCTCTAGACTGGTTCCCTTGGCCGCCAGCTGCGACTTGAAATCCTGATATGCTTCTAACACATCAGGATGCCGAGTAAGTTTGTGTCTGTGTCGGGTGACAGTAGTCCATGAAGCTGGTTTTTGTTCCATTCTCTACCGACGGTGATATTTCTGTTTGCGAGTGGCTTTACGGTGTTTGCGGATTTTCCGTGTGCGGCGAGCACCACCTCCCATCTCTAATGGACCAAGTATCGCCTCAATATTAGCACCTCTTGCTTTCATATTAGCAATCTGTTTCTTCTGTGCTGCTGCTGCTGCCGCCGCATTTGCCTTTCTTTTTGCTTCAGCTGCTGCTATTCTTATTCCCTCAAGCCGAGCCCGCTCAGTTTCAGCAGCAGTACGTGCCGCATTAGCGGCTATTTCCGCATTTCTAGCTTCTCGTTCTTCCTTAGCTCTCTGTATACCAGCAACTAAGTTAGCTTGTTCCTTCATTTCTTCTGCTTTGCGGCGCAACTCCGCAGCTCTGGCTGCAGCCGACACAGATTCACCAGCCACTCCTGTTACAAATGTCTGAGCTGCTGCTCCATACTTTTGTGCGTTAGCCTCCTTAGAGGCCGCCACCAGTGCTGCTGCTTCTGCTGCTTTTACTGCCTGGCTTATTGTTGGAGGACCATATGTTACTGGTGGAGGACATCCGATTGCCACACTAACACGCTGTGCTACATTTCTTAGTGGTGCCCTATCCTTTGCGCGACGGCCAAATGTTCGCATGAATGCACCAGGCGGATCATACGATTTTAGTTCATCACGTAGTGCCTTGACTTGTGGCCTACTATTTGTTGAAAGTGTCTGTACTAGCGAGTTTATCTTTTCTTTATACTTTTCGGGAGTTACCTGCGGTCCAGATTCGGTTGATGTTGCGTAGTTTCGCAACGCAGGCAACATGTTACATACCGCAGGAGCACCTGGAGCAATAGTGGGTGGAACAGCTCCTACCTGTGTCCCTTTCACTGCTGGAACGGCTATCTGCGCCCGAAGATTAGCAATCTGTGTACGGATCTGATCGCACTGTGTGCACACAATTGCTGCCTGTTTTTCTAGAGCAGCAATCTGAGACGTAGTTTCTTCTGTTGGGCCAATACATTTGCGCATATCCGCATCAGCAGCAGTACATCTCTGAGCTGGTGTTATTCTTGTCGGAACATTCCGTAGAATATTAACACTTGGTGGTAGTCCATCTGGTCTACCTGATTGGACCATAGGGCCTGGATTAGTGTATGGTGGTGTGCGACCAGATGCTACCGCAGCCGCAACTGATGATCTAGGGTCATCATTATTACTATTGTTTCCTTCAGAAATAGGAGACAATCTAGTTACTGCTGCGCTCATCCTCTACTAATAGACACTACTTAATCCTTGAACAGTGGTCCCGCAAGTCCACCCACGAACCGCATCCAGTTCAGCCCAATACCAAACACATGGACCTCCCACGACTTGCCATTCGCATCATCACCGCAACCCGCTGGTGCTTCTGTCGGCACAGTTATTTCCAGATCCAGCCGCAGATCGGCACGCGACGCATTTACAGTCCCCGCCGGCTGGAGATCAATTCCGTGCCACTCACGCGCATCACCCAGCAAACATCCATAGACCATTCCCCCCGCCATGCGCACTCCGCCACGATGCTCAAGTCCATATTCAACGCGCCACCACTGTTCAGACTCATCTCGCCAGATCGCATTGCCCACCATTAGACGCGCCGACTTGAGCAGTGGTTTCTGTCGGGGAATACGCAATCCTACTGCTGATCTGTTTGGGATCGTATCAACCAGCTCATCTTCCAACAGTGCGCCGTAGTTCGTCCATTCATTGTAGCCCCACACTGCTTTCCGCCGGATAAACCAACAGAGTTCGCGAATTGGCCCATTGAGTTCCGACAGACGTAGATGCATGCTGATCGTCTCGCCAATGCACGCAGTAGAAACTATCTTAGCTGGCACATCAAATGACATGTGCGTGATCGGCTCATAGATCATCTCAAGCGCCTGCCGCATGTAGGCGGAACGTAGTGGATCCTCCAGATGTGCCACCCCCGCAAACACGGTGGCATCTTCAAACGTCGGTATCACAGTGGGCAGTCGCACCTCATAGGGAACCGGTGTTAGTCCTGTCACATCCAGAACACCGATCGTCTCGCCCAGCGGCACCTCTGTAGGCGAGGCACGTGGCACAGCACGGCGGCGCACCACATCTGTAAACGGACGCAGTGTAATATGAAGACGGATCTCCTGTGTCTCGCCCATTGCCACCAGCGGAAATGCTGTCTGAGGACGCCGCAGAAATGCCAGGGGCAGCCAACAGTAGACATAACCATCTTCTGTGGGTTGAACTGTCGTCCAGCCGGGACGTGCTGTAGAGTGGAGCTCCTCTACTGGCACCTGACCGTATATATCAGAATCCCATGTGGCTGCGCGACCACCGTCTAGCCAGATGCGTGACCAGACATCCATCCATTCACCGCCCCAACTATCAATGAGCGCATCACCGATCTCAAGTTCAATGCGCTGAATCGCGATGGTGGCAAGTGATGCGGCCCACATCCAGGCACCCGACGGATCAGTGTAGTTCCACTTGCCACTGCGGATCTTCTCTTCCAGGTCAGCACCGAGCCACGAGCGGGGCTTGAGACGCAGACAGATCCACTGGAGCATATCGCCGCTATCCTTACGGCTTATGGGAATAGTGATGCGCTGTCCCCAGGCAGCGTTACCGAGATATCCGATCTCAACAACTTCGGGCACGGCGTTGTGATATGGTGCCCACCGCCGCTGGAAGATGGTGTTATTGGCACTGGAGGGAAAGAAAAAGTCGTCCTGTGAGCCACGATCCACGAGATCCACAAGTCGCTTCATAGCGAATCCTTCACCAGCAACACCACTTGCCATTGTTACCTCTGAATGCGACATTGGTTTTAGGCGCACCACTATCCCTCCTCTCTCCCTCTCTCCTCTCTCCCTCTCCCTCTCCCTCTTCTCCCTCTCCTCTCCTCTCATGGCGCGGGTGCCTCTTTCTCCGCAACTTTTTCAGATGGAGGAGCCGCCGGTATCATAAACTGAAGCACAACGCCGCTCACCAGAATCAGCGCCATACCCAACAACGACATCCAGCCTGGCCGCTCTCCCAAGAAGATGAGGCCGAACAGATAACTGGCGATTAGGCCAGCATAGCTCAGAATAGAGTAAGTCACCACCGAGAGGCGCGGCACCGCATAGAATCGCAGCCAGTAGCCGCTAAACAGAGAGACGGAGTGGAACGCTGTTAGCCAGAACGCATCCATCCATGTGGACCCCGCCTTCTTTTTGGCTCCGTCGTGACCTACACCCGTCTCAGTGCTGATGCCCAGTGTGTCAAGAAGCCAATCGGCTCCGAGGAACGCTCCGAGCCACCCTGCCGCACTGCCGTTAACCACCCACACGGACTTAGCGGCATCCTTCCAGTTGAGAGCACGCAGCAGCGCGTGCATCGCCGACTCGGTAAGCGCCATGAGCAGACCCATTGCTATTCCCCAGGTTGAGCGTGGCTTGCGTCCTAGAGCAGATACCGCGACTGGCCCCGGATCCTGATTTAGCAGAATAGAACCAAGCGCCGCCACCGAGATCATGCCGTATTCCCGTGGTTGGATCGGTTCATTATTGAACAGCGCACCAAACACCAGATTCCACAGCGGATAGGTGTAGAGCAGTGACATAGCCTGTCCCGCCGGCAGATTACGAAACGCCTCATAACTGGATGCGATATGGAGCAGATTCATGTGGCCGAGTGCCGTCGCACCGACCCACTCCGAGCGCGGCAGCGTGCGATCTCCCGTCAATAGCCAGCCGAGCACAGCAGAACTGCCAACACGCGACCAGATGGCGGAGATTGGATCAAGGGGTGTTTGTTTAATGGCAATCGGTGTCAGTGCCAAAATAGATTCCGCTCCAACGAGCGCAGCACCAGCAAATGCCATTCCTTACTACGTGCGGCGAAAGCAGGCACACAACCATTCCCAACAGTTGCGCCTAGGCCCAACAGGAGCAGGAGCAGGAGACAGTGCCGCCCACTGTTGGACTGTGTAGGTGGCTCCCATGGAAAGATTACAGCGCGAACAGATGGGTCGCAGATTTGCGATGGTGGTCGCGCCGCCCACGGACTCGGGCACATCATGCGCCACATGGAAATCAAACACTGTCATTGTATTCTGACACCAGGGAATCAGACACTTACACTCAAACTGGCGGCCGGCATAGGTGACCCAGACCTGCTCGCGAAGCGCACGGGGAATAGTGGCTTTGGCAATGGCGATGCCTTTGATCTTAGGAGCAGGAGTAACCATCTTAGTGTTAGTTTCTGGCCGCTCAGCTTAAGCACTCTAGAATAGATACCATGACCATAGCAGCCCTCCCCATGTTTGTTATTAATCTGGATAGTCGTCCTGAGCGACTAGCCACATTCCGCGAGGCGTTTGATCCACTGGGCTACACAGTAGAGTGCTTCAGAGCGATTCGTCCAGCTCCACATCCTATTTCTGTCGCTGCTCCTATAAGTTCGGCACCATCATCAGCGCCAGCATCAGCAAGAAAAACACTACCGTATGGAGGAGCAGGCCGCCGAAGGTAGCCGCTCCCATCGGCTCCGCCACCTTAAACAGTCCGCCAAACACCATCTGCGTGAACTTGTAGAGCTCAGGGTTCGCTACGATAAAAAACACGAGCGCCGAGATGGCGCTATATTTCATTTTAAGAGCGAGGTTAGGCATTTCTACTTGAGGCGTGGATTTTCAAATAGCAGGAGGCCAGCCAAACTTGCGCGCCAGATGATCCCAAAAATCGCCAATCTCCAACATCTCAGAACCCAGTCGTGATGTTAGATGTAGATCAGGGGCGAGACCATCCGTGACATAGTAGTTACGCCAAAACATACCGGGCAGCACATATGTCCTCAATAGATGGATAAACTTCAGTGCTTTCTCAGGGCGATTTGTGTTGATACGTATAAACACTCCCTCATTCTCCTCTCCTACAGGCCCTGTTTCCTGTGCGTATAGAACCGATGAGAGCGGTGATACAAGATAGACAGAATCACTAGAGTTTGGTCGCACCATGGCGAGCCCCAATCCTTCTAAGAAGTGGAGCTCTTCAAGTAACCGTCCTGGCTTAACACGGACTTGCCGCCATCCAGCAATTGACACAGGTGCTGTTGGTCCACCTGGAAACGCCTGGTCGCGCAGTCGCCGTGTCCCATCAATCCGCATAAAGTAATACGGCGGATCCGCCGGTGTCAGTTGAATAGGCGATGCCGTTTCTGGGCCACCACGCAGATCTGTTAGTATCTCTTCTGACAGATGTTTGCCTGTCACAAGATTCTGATCGCCCATCTTGCCTCTATTGCCCACCGCCATTTTATATCCTCCGCTTTATTCAAAATAGCCATGGGGATTCTAATGCGTCTTGTTGCTGCCAGTGCAGCGGTGCTCGCGACTGTATCGGCTAATGTGTTTGGTACGAATGATCCCATACCGGTACGCACAGGTGTCTGTAATGTGCTGGCCCTGAGTGGTGGTGGAGCGTTCGGCGCGGTTCAGATGGGTGTGCTTGATGGACTAACAGCAACCGGACAGGCCCCCACCTCTTACGATATTATCACGGGCATCTCAGCGGGCGGACTGAATGCGGCATTTCTGTCCTACTATACAAATGTCAGCCAAGCACTGCCCGATATCTACCAGACTCTAACAGGTCTCACAAATGCCGATGTCTATGAGTCGGCAATCCTCAAAATTCTGACAGAGTGGAGCTATTACAGTACGGCACCACTAGAAGCGACACTCACCTCTGTGTTGGGTAGTAAGCAGCCTCTGGCGGCAGGTGGTCCCATGACTCTGATTGGTGCCAGCAATGTTCTGACACACCAACTTGATGTCTGGCATTTTGATCGCCTCGTGCTTGCGGATCGGATCCCCGTGTTAATGTCCACCTCGGCGATTCCGCTGGTCTTTCCACCGCAAACTGTTAATGGCTCGCTCTACGTGGATGGCGGATTAATCAGTAACGAGCTTATTCATCAGGCGATAGGACAGCTGGCGTGTGATTCTTATGAGGTGGTGTTTATCAGTGCGGGAGATCATACGGCGATGACACGTCCCATGCCCACAGGACTCTTCTCATATATGGGTGCGGTGGTGTCACTGCTCGTGGACACATTTGACTATCAGCTGGCCCAAGTGACCAACTGTTCGTATCCACGGGGCACTCTACAGGCGTGTTTCCCTACGTCGCCATCACTTGGTAGTTATAGTATTTTGGATTTTGATTACGGCGCAGAGTTGTATGCGCTGGGCCGTGAATCATATTCTTGTCAGAAAATGCCGTTGTGTTAAGGTATCCTCGTTAGTATGCCGCGGACACTTCCATCCAGCCCACCCAACGTCAACGGCACCCTACGCCCACTGGGGGTGGGAACAATCGGTTTAATAGAACCAGTAGGGCTCACGTCTGTCTGTGATTGTGATTCTGGTGGTTGCGTGCCACGCCGTGCCAACTCATCGCGCATTTCTTGAATTTGTTGTTTTAATAAATTTGCCCTGCTGTCCACATATGCTTTGATCGCAGCATACCCTGGTGGTATTTCTGGCAGAGCGGTTCCTGCTGCGGTGCCATCTGGCTCAGGAGCGGGTACTGTTAGTTCAGGAAGTGCTGCTCCAAACGGATCCATAAAAATACCGAGTGACCGCTTCAGACCCTTCCAGCCACTCTGTGCCATTGCCGTCTTGGCAAGTGCCGCCCGCTGCGTCTGCGTCTTGGTGGCCTGATATTCACGGAGCTCACCGAGAATCCGTGTGGGAAAACAACGTGGATCCGATGCGAGATCTGCGGACGACCCGCAGAACCATAGACTCTCCAGTAGCGCCACCGCAACCTTGTTATCGGCGATCATCTCAGTCGGTACCACCCTCTTGAGCAGCATAGTATTCTGCTGCCACATCTCGGCATCTTCTGGGTACTGTTCGGCCTGGAGTGCGACAGGTGGTTCCCCACCACCAGCAGGAACGGCAAACGAGTTCGCACCACCCGCAGTAACTAGCGCCTCGCGATACCGGCTCGCACGATACGGATTACTTATAGTCAGTGACTCAATGTGGCCAGTGTTAGGATTACGCACTCTAACCGTTCGGTCCTTGTATTTGTCGCTGAGCTGTAGCCAGCGGCCGAATTTTTGACCTTCAAGCGGACCAGGGCCAGTTGCTGGACCCGTTAGTGGATCTGCCGCATATTTGGACATGGTGGCAACATTCTGATCTCTAATACGCATTCCTTTCGCATACTTGTCGGCCGTAATAGCGCCTCGCCGCGCGGCCTTGGCCACACAATCTGGTGTAATGAAATCAGCGGTCATACAGTCATCACTAATGTCACTTTCTGGCACCATTTTTTCAACCCAATCGGAGGGCGGTGGTTCCTGAACAGTGAGAAGGGGCGATAGTGCATTAACAACCACTGTGCGCTTGGCATCAACTACTTCTGGAATGATCTTGTTCTTGAATGCGGCCTTCAACATCGCGTTGACATCGCGGATGTCTTCCTCTGTAAGAGGAACGAGGCTTGCTGGTGCGATTTTTGCGAGATTGTTGATTAACTGCTTGATTACTGATGGCACACCGCGTGGAATATTCCGACTTATTTCGGTAGCACGTCTTACAATAGCCTGTGCGTTAGCGGGGGAAATCATATTACTTGATGGATCAAAGAGTGCTTTTGATCTGAGCGTAGCAACTAGACGCACATAGGGATTTCTCCCAACTTCAGCTGCGGCAGCGAGAGCACCATCAATAACCTCCTGTCTTATTTTAGGAGAGATTGTTTGACCAGTTATTGCGGCGTTGGCAGCCGCCGTTATCATCGCAACAGTTATGGGTTTTGGAGCAGCACCAGCAGGAGGAGGACCAGCACCAGCACCAGCATCAGCAGGACCAGCATCAGCATTAGCATTAGCATTAGCATCAGCATTAGCATTAGCATCAGCATCAGCATTAGCATTAGCATCAGCATTAGCATTAGCACTAGCAGGAGGAACAGCAGGAGGAGGACCAGCACCAGCATCAGCATCAGCAGGACCAGCATCACCAGCAGGAGGAGGACCACCATCACCAGCACCACGAGCACCAGCACCACGAGCAGCAGCAGGAGGAGGACCACTAGCACCAGCACCAGCACCACGAGCACCAGCACCACGAGCACCAGCAGGAGGAACAGCAGCAGGAGGAACCGCAGGAGCAGCAGGAGGAGGACCACCGGCACCAGCACCAGGACCACCAGGACCACCAGCACCACCAGCACCACCAGCACCACCAGCAGCATCAGCACCAGAAGAAGCAGCAGCAGAAACTCGTGGTAGTGCTGCAGCAATCGCAGCAGTGTTAGTTGGTGATAGACCGCTGAGTTGCTCTGCTAATATTTGAACTTGCGGAGGCGGGGGGGAGGATAGATTTCTTGAAGCTGTAACAAGATTTCTCCACCTAATAACAGCCTCTGCTTGCTCAGGTGTTACATCAGGTGTTATAGGCCCCGTTGGAGCTATAGGCATACTTCTAATGAGTCGTTGCGTTGATTCATCTCTCACTCTAGTAGCCTCTGCGAATAAGCTTGCTCCAAGAGAACCTGGTGCGGCTGTAGCACGCCTTGTCGCCATACTCTGAGCAGCAGCATATGCTGTTTGTGCGCGGTCAAACGCCGCTATCAAGGGGACGAGCTCATCTAGACTAACACTATCTATATCAGTAGCCCCCTGCATATGCCGCGCCAGATCTCCAACAAGTCCAACTAATCCATTAGCCGCAGCTATCACAGGTGTTGGTAGTGGTGGCTGCACTGGAGCCGCAGCAGCAGCAGCAGCAGCAGATGTTGGTAGTAGCTGCACTGGAGCCGCAGCCGCAGGTGTTGGTAGTGGTTGCCCTGGAGCCGCAGCCGCAGATGTTGGTAGTGGTGGCTGCCTTGGAGCCGCAGCCGCAGCAGCAGATATTGGTAGTGGCTGCCCTGGAGCAGCAGCAGCAGATATTGGTAGTGGTTGCCTTGGAGCCGCAGCATATAGCATAGGTGTTGTTGGTGGTGTCTGCCCTGGATGAGCAGTGGTAAACCTGGTGATTAAAGTATTAATCTCATCAATTGTATACACCCCAGATGCCGCTGCGCTACTGAGAGATGCTGTTATAGCGGGAGTATTTGGACCAGCTGCTCCACCAACTCGTTCCAACCCAAACACCTCATTTTCTAAATCAGCAATAGGATCTCTAGGTATCGGTGTATCTGCGACTAACCGAAAATGCGCACCAACATCCTTTTGGATAGTAATGGTCTGTGTGCCACCCGTATTTGCCGGTGCTCCCATAATCTCAGTGTTACCAGGATTCCGGACGCGCAACCCAACATTATACTTTTCCGCAAGTTGTTGAATAAGTGGATATAAGATTGTATAATCGCCCCAGATCTTTGGTCCAGCAGTAAGATTCCCCGCTGTGTTCAGTTCATATAGCCCCTTCAAAAAGTTTTCTCCTGTCCTAACATATTTTCTAGGCTGAATATCCGTGATATAATAGTCACTTGGATCAGCCATCTCTTTTGTAGGATATCCATAATCACCCGTTTCATTGTTGGCACCAGGACGCGTAGGGTCGCGAATGGCCTCACGGATAGTAGGATCTTGTGTTATTTGCCGTGTTATCTCATCACGGATAGCTGGATCACGTAATCCCATTTGTGCCAACAGAAATGCTAACTTCCGCGCTCGCTGCGCCCGCACTGTATGCGCACCAGGCATAGGAGTTTGAATAGCATTACGATATGAACTAAATGCTGCGAGAATAGCATTATACAAACACCATCCGTCACTATCAGGATTAATTATGGGTGCTGCTGCTACTACTGCTGACATAGCCCCCTCTACACAGAACAAACCATTTTCGGTGCCGACTAGGCCGAACACTGGTGCGTCCATCTAAACCACGCGAAATGTCTAACGCTACAAGGATGGACTCTACTCGTCAAACACTTAAGAGCCGCGTTCAAGGAAAACAGGACTTCATTGTCAAGTGGCTACAGGAGTTCTATAACAACCCGGGGCGCATTGACCAGATTCTGCCATTTCTGACGGGCACCGCGTCTGTCAGTCTCCGTGTGGTGGAGTGGTTCGTCACCAACTATTCCAAAAAGTTCAATGTCACCTACCTCCTGGATAGCAAACAGTTCATCGTCCACTTCCAATACAAGCGTGAGCTCAAGGCGTATAGCAAGCGGCTATTTGATCCGTTTTGCCGCCGCGAGCGCATTGCGTTTCAGGTTCACAGTCAGCCCAAAATTGAGGAGACCACTGTTGGTCAACTCAACTTTTTCAGATGGGCGATTGAGAAGGGTGTGGTGTCCTACATTCTTGAACACGCCACTGACATTGAGCGCGACATGAACACAAGTTTCCGGGAGCACTACAGTAAAGAGCCCGAGTCAAAAACGGCGACGGGACGTCGTAAGCGCAAGGAGATGAGCACCTCAGCCATGAAGTCTGTCAGTCACCATGAGGTGCCGGTGATGGTCTCATTTGATTAAACCGCTGCGCCAGTCATCCTGTGATGGCCGCAGTGCTTCCGCCGCACCCAGTCGCGAATCTACAATTGTACGCATGGTGTCAGGTGTCATCCACTGATTCTGGAACACCCGTTCCTGTATACGCGCGGCCACGTCATCACCGCGCCCCAGATTGTTCTCGCGAATCACTCCGCGTACATCGCGAATCGCATTCTGACTGTCCATCTGGGAAGTGTCAAACCACGCACCGGCACGCGGCATGCCAGGACGTTCCAACATACCTGGTAGTCCGGTAGCGAGTCCGCCCGCTGCGGGCCGCATGGGCGCACCAATCGCACCTGTTCCTCCCACGCCAATCGCATCGGTGCCAGAAGGGTGATAGTGTCGGTAATCCTGCCGACCCGCCGATGGCATCATTGTCTCGGCCCCCGCACTCGGATGCGCGGCGAGCATCGCCGATGTCACCGCCTTGGGACCGCTCGCCATATTATCGGCCCACAGACGATGGTTAAGAGTGTCCCGTGTATCCCACTCTATACGTATCCGGGGTGCATCACCTACACGCGGCAGCACGGTAAAGTCCGGCATAGGCGCCGCCCAACTCCGTGTTTGTTCTGTGCGACCCGTCAATCTGCTGTCAGCGACTCTCGCGAAACCACCTGCGTTTTCATATTCACCCGCAGCAGCACGCATCACTCTAACAAGTGCGCTTAAACATCGGACCCACTGTCTGAACCCAGATGTCGGTCCATTACTATACAACTGCGGATCAGGAGACTGCCCTCTCCAAGATCTACAACGATGCTCTCGCTGCTAAACAGGCTGAGATTGATGCCACCGAACGACGCACCCGCAAACCTGCCAAATTTACGGCCTACGCACACGTGTCCAAGCCACCCATATTGTTTGATGTCAGTGGCTCTCAGGTAACTCTAGAAGGCTATGGGCCGTGCCCTACAGAACCCCCTTTCTGCGGCGGCACATACGCCCCTGATCCCTCATTTAATGGGCAGATCGCCGCATTTCTGAATCGCCATTCCGCCTATCGTGTGATTTTCATACCCAGTGGTCGTTATGGCCCAACTATTGGATATTGTAGCGTAGGGATGCCGGCCACGTTCATATCTGAAGACGGTGCGGATACACTCCATGCGGAAGATGAAGACAAGTATGATATCCTTTGCGGTTAACTTAAACAGCTGTCTCTCTCCAAACCAATAGAGATGCCACCCAAGAAAGCGAAAGCCAATGCTGCCAAACCAGCACCAACACTCACCGTCTCGTGCTTCAGTCGTGGAAGCGGCATGACTGCGGGACTGGAACTCTGGTCAACCAGTCTGGGAGGTGCCCCTACGAAGTTCCTCCTGTATGATCGCAGTCCCGATAGCCGATTTGCCGGTGATGTGACAACGTGGAACGGAGCAGCAGGGCTAACAAAGGTTACACTCACCAGTTTTACTACTGCGGTTGCGTCATCACCAGCATCCGCCTAAACCGAGAGACCTGTTATATCTGTAAGAGTCATCCATAATGCAGCGTTCCAAGACTCAACGTAAGCGTGCCCCTCCGACTGCTGGTGCCTCCGCGCCAGACTCTATGTTTACAAGCGACACGGTTGTCAAGGCTACGGAGGACAGTTTGGAGGCGTTCTTTGCCTGCGAGAGTGCGGCCACATTCAATCAGACGTGGCAGAAGCTGGATCGCGGTAGCCGTCTGGATCGTCTGCGGAAGTTTGTCGCGACCTACCCAGGTAGTCTGACGGCGGCTGAGCGGGCGGCACTACTGTCCACCGTGTTGAAAGCGTTTGAGCTCCGACAACTTAATACAAAAGTTGCCGTTGAGTATGACCCGGCCAGTGCTACAATCACAACAATTCGCGGCCTTCGTGAGCGATTAACACTTTCTGGACTTCGCACTTATCGTATTGATCCGCCAACGACCGCGCGGACACGGACAACCATCAAACGCAAGGCTACTGAGGGCGGAGCCGTAACTACTTTAACCGGCAGCACAGTAGAAACAGAATGAGTGGCAGAATGGAGGAGGATGAAGAGGACAATGTTAAGATTGTGGAAATAGATCTTACAGAAATTCCGGAATGTGAGACGGACGACGAGAAACTAACACTCATTCCTGCTGGTGCTGGTTCTGGTGCTGGTGCTGGTGATGAAGCCGCCGAATGGTGTGACGAACACCTCCCAGAGATCTATAATCCAGGTATGTTTGACAACGAAGAGATTTCCGATGAGGTATGGGCCACTGTGGGTGGCACCGCCCAAGAGACGGTACTCCAGTTTCTAGATGATGACGAGGAACACGAGCAGATGAACGAACAGCTCCACGATGCCGCACAGGAGTGGTTCCGTGCGCACCACGAGCTGGTATTGGAAGCGATTACCGCCACGTCGCCCAAGGAGCTCATGGAGCGCCCTCAGACGAGCCAACACTCCGCTGATTGGTATTCCCAGCGCCGCAATCGTCTCACGGCGTCGGAGTTCGCCCAGATTCTGGATGGACGGCGCGGAGCGTTGCTGCGCTCCAAGGTGGCACCGATTCCTGAGGGCGTAGCGGCGGATCGCCCCATGTCAGCACCAGTCTCCATCGCGCAGACTGACGGCGAGATGGTGGCAACGAGCTGGGGGCACCGCTTTGAGTCCGTTACACGCGATATTTACGAGCTGGAACTGGCCGGTGTTGGTTGTGTGTGTGATACGTTGGGGCGTTTCCAACATCAGATCGTGGAGTGGCTGTCGGCGAGTCCTGATGGCGTGGTGGTGTCGGGCCCACTCGCTGGTCGTCTGGTGGAGATCAAGTCACCGAAGACGCGTCAGCCTGGTGACTTCGTGCCGACCGAATACTATGTCCAGATGCAAATCCAGATGGAGGTGTGTGACGTGGACTCGGTGGATTTCATTGAGGCGCAGTTCACACAGCGTCCGGTGATTCATCTTCCTCCTGCTGCTCCTTCTTCTCCTGCTGTAGCAGCCAAGCCCCTCGCTCCTGAAGATGCTGCTGCAGTCGCATCCGCCCGGTGGAAGGGCCGGATCCGTGTGTTCGGTCTTCTCACGGATTCAAGCACCTGGTGTTACCGTTACAGCACTCCGGTAGAGGATCTGGAGGATGCGGTTGTTCCCGATGGCCCGGCGGATCTGCCGCTCCTGGAAGAGTCGGTATGGTGGTTAACGGGATGGTTCCCTCGCACCGTCTTGCGTAATCGCAACTGGTGGGAGGAGACGGGATGGCCGGCGGCACAGATGTTCTGGGCGGAGGTTCAATCACTGCGAGATATGGACGGCCCGGCTGCTGCGGTTGGTGTTGGCAGAGCATCGGACGATGTTATTAGTCACATTGGATGGGCAGGGCGGAGCTAAGTGAGCGGCTATGGCCACCTTATCCTGGAATTCCTGAATGAGAGGAGGAAGCGCAGAGATCCTGACGGATAAGTCACGGATCCCTGTTAACAGTGCGGTAGATTCGGCTTGGAGGGCAGCAGCTTCGGCGAAGTTCTGAAAGGACATGATCCTATTTGGGTCTGTTAGTTTTTGTTGGCTTTGAGTAGAAAGATGGAAGCTATGGGTGGTGTTTTTGGTGGTGCTGGTGCTAATCGTCGGACTCCACGTCAGCAAGCTATGAATGCTGAAGCAGCACGAAAATCTGCTGAAGATGCAGCTTCAAGAGAACGGATTAAATCAGCAACGTTAGAACGTATAGCATTTTTGCAGGCAAAGAAAGCAGCTAAAGCAGCTTCAGCTATTGAAGAAGATGAACTAAGCAGGATGATGGGGGGAATGGGTATTGGCCCACCAGCTGGTGGTGCTGGTGCTGATGGCATGGAACAGGACGGCGGCTATCGTCGCTCCGCTCACCGTCGCTCCGCTCACCGTAAGAGCCACCGAAAGCCCCGTCGCTCTGCTCACCGAAAGAGCCACCGTAAGAGCCACCGAAAGCCCCGTCGCTCTGCTCACCGAAAGAGCCATCGTAAGAGCCACCACTAAACAGAAACCAACACATCAATCAGAGACACATGCTAGCACAAAGGGTCGCCCTCATTCTTGTTGTTAGCATTTCTGCGTTCATCATTTCCTTCCTCCTGGACCTCGTCCTCTCTCCCCTCCCCGTCATTCTTCAGTTTATGATTCAGATTCCCATACTTGTGATTCTAATTGAAGAAGGGCGCCGTTATGCCCTCACCAATAAGAAGAGACTCGGCCTTGATGAAATGGAAATCAACGGTGCCTTCTTCTTAACTGCCCCACTCGCCGCTTTCGCTGCCGTTACACTCTTCAAAGATATAGAGGGTGTTATATACAATAGCCTACGCTCGCGGCGGTAAAACCAACGCGCTCAGTAATGAGACTGACACGGCAGGTTGTGTTATTCACCCTTCTTCTCGTGATAGTATATGTGGGAATCACTCTCGCTGCTCCCATGCCCCCAGCAATACCCAACAAGATCTGGACCTACTGGGACGATCCTGAAAAACTGCCACGCACTGTACAGATCTGTATGGATGGTTGGCGCAAACATCATCCCACATACGATATCACTCTCCTGACACGCGATAACTACACCCAACATACACAGATTCCCCAAACCCTTGTGAATCATCCCAACTTCCACGACAATCCCACGCGCTTCTCAGATCTCGTTCGCATTTGGACACTAGCCCAACACGGCGGGATCTGGATTGATTCCTCCGTGTTAGTCAAACAGCCTCTGGATCAGTGGCTTCCACCCCCTGGTGCCACACCCGCTTCCGAATTTATCGGCTACTACATTGGTGGTATGACCACCAGTGCTCCGGTCATTGAAAACTGGTTCTACGCTGCTCCACCGGCGAGCCCGTTTATGGTCGCCTGGCGCGACGAGTTCTCCAAGATCGCTGACTTCTCCTCAGTGTCAGACTATGTGGAAAACAGACGCAACCTCGGTGTTGATATTTCCAAAGTCAACATCCCCGAGTATCTTGCCCAGCACGTAGCGGCACAGAAGGTGCTCCAACTAGACAGTTATCCACAGGATCGCTTGTTCCTTCGTCGTGCGGAAGACGGACCCTTCCGTTATCTTGTAGAGAATGATTGGGATTCCACCAAGGCCCTCCACGCTGCTTGCGGAAACCCCGTATACCAAGGTCCCATGATGAAGATGAGAGGAGTAGAGCGTGGAGTGTTAGAATCTGCGCTGGATGGTGAGCTTTCTTCTGACAAGTGTGGTTGGTCCGTATAACTAGTCGGTCATACATGACCTATCCTCTGGATAGAGGTCCGTATAACCAGTCGGCCATACATGACCTATCCTCTGGATAGAGGTCCGTATAACCAGTCGGCCATACATGACCTATCCTCTGGATAGAGGTCCGTATAACCAGTCGGCCATACATGACCTATCCTCTGGATAGAGGTCCGTAT